ATGTCAAACAGCAGCCAGTTACAACCAACGTCTGTTGGCAAAATTGCAACGCCAGTGGCCCGCAGATTTCGCTGGCTGGTTGCCTAACACGATAGCAAAACTTCAATAAATACAGGGACTTGGAGTCCCACATGCCAGAACAGCAACAACAATCACTGCCCACACTCAAGCAAAATTTGATTGAATATGTCAAACTTCAACTGGGCGGCGATATCATTGACCTTGAACTAGATCCTGCACACTACGAAGCAGCTTATCAAAAAACCATAGGCACCTATCGTCAACGTGCCAACAATGCCTATGAAGAAAGTTACAGTTTCATGCAGTTGGTGCAAGACGTCAACATCTACGAACTGCCGCAAGAAGTAATTTCTGTGCGTCAAATATTTCGCAGAACGTTTAGCGACAGTTCAGGACCATTTGCGTCAAACTTTGATCCGTTTGCGCAGGCGTCAATCAACGTTTACTTGATGAACTTCAACGTGGCAGGCGGACTAGCCACTTACGATTTCTACAGTCAGTACATTGAACTGGCAGGACGCATGTTTGGTGCCTACATGAACTACACTTGGAATCCTGTGACCAAAAAACTGCAACTGATCCGTGACCCCAAAGGCTCAGGAGAAACTGTGTTGCTGTGGACCTATAACTTGAAACCTGAATTTAACCTGTTAAGCGATCACCAAATACAACAGTGGATCAAAGACTACATGGTAGCCAACTGCAAAATGATCATTGGCGAAGCACGTGAGAAATTTGGCACTATTGCTGGGCCACAAGGTGGTGGCAGCCTAAACGGTGCAGCCATGAAAGCAGAAGCCAAAGTAGAAATGGACAGCCTACTCGAACAACTCAAAATGTATGTGGACGGAAGTCAGCCACTTACATTCGTTATTGGCTAAACTGCACACACTTTTATCTAAAATTGTGCTATAATCCTTGTACACAAGTACCAGGAGAATCAAAATCGACTTGATGATCGACATTGAAGGTTTGGCAACAGGCCCTGAGACAACAATATTGACTATTGCAGCTCAGGCGTTTGATCCTCTTGGCAAGGGCTACTACGAGCACAAGTATTATGCTCGTGTTGACCTTGAAAGCCAAGAAAATCGTACCATTGAACAAGGTACCATCAACTGGTGGGCCACGCAACCTGCGGCCGCACGGGACGAAGCTTTCAATGAACAGGGTCGTATCCCACTAGATCAAGCCCTGGACGAACTGCATAAGTTGTGCTGGAAGTGCAATCGCATCTGGATGAACGGTCCCACATACGATGCCAACATTCTTGAACATGCCTACAAGAGTTATGGCAAACCCTTGCCTTGGCAATATTATAAAATCTGTGATGCTCGCACGGTATATAAGCTGTATCCAGGGTTGCCCAAGCCGCCTACCAGCCATCATGCGCTGGAAGACTGCCGCAGACAAATTGATTTGTTACAAGCAACCTTGCAATATTTAAATATCAAGGAACTGGCATGATCATTGGAATTTGTGGATTTATTGGCTCGGGCAAAGATACCATTGCAGACTATCTTGTGAATCTACATCACTTCCGACGAGAGAGTTTTGCCAACACACTCAAAGACGCTGTGGCACAGGTATTTGGCTGGGACAGAACCATGCTGGAAGGTCGCACAAAGATGGCCCGTGAGTGGCGCGAACAAGTGGATCCTTGGTGGGCCACTCGCCTGGGCATACCGCACTTGACACCACGCTGGATCCTGCAACAGTGGGGCACAGAAGTGTGCCGCAAAGGCTTCCATGATGACATCTGGATTGCCAGCTTGGAAAACAAACTACGCAACAGCAGGGACGATGTGGTCATAAGCGATTGCAGATTCCCTAACGAAATTCGTGCTATCAAACAAGCCGGAGGCATGGTGGTGCGTGTGGTGCGTGGTCCCGAACCCGAGTGGTACGATGCGGCTGTGAGTCGAAATCGAGGACCCAACGGCAACTCAACGTGGTCACTAAGTGGACGTAAATTGGAGCAACTGGGTGTGCATGCCAGTGAAACATCTTGGGTGGGCACTCAATTTGATGTAATATTAGACAACAACGGCACACTAGATGACTTGTATCAGCAAGTCAAGCGACTTGTGTCTAGTTAAGCGTCTGGTTCAAGATCCCCGGCTCGCCAGGTAACTTCAGTGCGAGATATCTCTTCTACACAATTTCTACAAACTGTTTTTAGATTTTTTAGTGCAGTGTTGTTGAGATCTCCGTCAATGTGATACACCAACAACTGACTGGCAAATCTTGCTCGAAACCCGCATCTATCACATGCGGGTTTTTTCTTGTAGCCTGAGGATTTCCAGCGCGGTTCTCTGGGCTTGATACCACGTCCGCGTCGTTGGCAAGTCTCACATCTACTGCGGTAGTGTGTGATATCCTCACGAATATAATTCACGGCACACGGACGTTGATTGCAGGCTTGACAAATAGGTCTCATTAGGTATTTAGTACCTGGACCTTGGGCAAAGGGTGGTGTAAACTGGGTTTTTTTGGGTATGCCTATAAATATCAATAACTTGAAAAGGAACCAACCATGGCACTAGTATCACCAGGCGTAGAAGTACAAGTAATTGACGAGAGTCAATATATCCCTTCCGCCGTAAACACAGTCCCTTATTTTATTGTAGCAACAGCACAAAACAAAGCTGATGCTGCTGGCGTAGGAGTCGCAGCCGGTACAACCGCTGCCAATGCAAACAAAACTTACCTCATCACCAGTCAACGAGATTTGGCAGCCACATTTGGCGTGCCGTTCTTCTACAACACCACCACTGGCACACCCATCAATGGTTATGAACTCAACGAATATGGATTGTTGGCAGCATACTCTGCATTGGGTGTTACAAATCGTGCTTATGTACAACGTGTGGACATTGATCTGACAGAATTGGCCGCAAGTTTGAGCCGTCCCACAGGCAATGCTGCCGACGGCACCTATTGGTTAGATACCAGCACCAGCACCTGGGGCATCTTCCAATGGGATCAAACTGCTGGCACCTTTACCAATCAGGTTCCTATTGTGATCACTGACACTGCCGATGTTGAAGATTATGCTGGTGGTGATTATACCCCAGTGACCACTGTTGGTAGTATCGGTGATTATGCCGTGAGTGCAGTGAGTTTAGACAACCAAAACTATTACAAAAACTCAGACAACCTCTGGGTACAAGTTGGCAGCAATGATTGGAAAACATCATGGCCCACAGTGCAAGGCACAAACTCAGTCACTGGAGCCACACTGGCCAACGGTGCTCAATTTTATATCAATGGAACAATAGTAACTGTGGCTGCACCACTCACTGTGGTCAACCTTGCTGCTATCATCAACACTCAAGCAATTCCTGGTGTCACTGCTGCTTCTGTCAGCGGCAAATTAACACTGTTTGCTGATGGCACTGCTACTAATGACGGCAGTACTGAAGATGGCGGTGTCATTGACATCGGGCAGACCAATGCTGCAAGTTCAGCTGCATTGTTGGCTCAGTTAGGTATTACACTTGGCTCCTATCGTGCTCCAGAATATTTTGCAGGCTACAGCTATCAAGCACCACGCTGGAGTTCTACACAAACACAACCAGCACCCACTGGATCAGTCTGGCAAAACGTCAGTCCAAGCAACAATGGTATGAGTTTAAAAGTCAAAAAATATAGTTCAGCATTGGACGCATGGGTTGCACAAACTTCCAATGTTTATCTAGATGACGTTGCTGCAATTTTTGCACTGGATCCCACTGGTGGCGGCAAGACTATTCCAGTAGGCACAACTTATGTGCAATTTGATTCAGCATTCTACGAGAATGCACCATTCAGCAGTGCTAGTTTTAGATTGTTAGAACGCATATCACTTGGTGCTACTATTGTTACTGGTACAACCACTCCGGGACAAAATAGCAATGCGTTGTTTATTCAGAATAATTCATTTACTATCAATGCCAGTGCAGCAGGATCCTCAACAGTGTCTACCACAGTCACGGTGACATTGAGTGGTACCAGCATAGCAAGTTTTATTTCTGATGTGAGTGCAGCCAATGTTCCTTATGTCAGTGCCAGCGTCAACAGTGCTGGTAATATTGTGTTCACACACAGTCAAGGTGGCGCAATTTACTTGACCAATATAACTGGTACTCCACTTACCACTGCTGGATTTACAGTTAGCACACCAAAAGTTCGCCAAGATCAAGTGGCCAACTTCTTGGTATTGAGCAATTGGGTAACATCAGATTTGTTCACATACACTGCCAGTGTTGGCGCACCAGATCAAGATCCTGCAAATGGCCGTTTGTGGTACTACAGTTCAGTGGACGATGTAGATATCATGATTCAAAACAACGGTGCCTGGGTTGGCTATCAAACAGTCAGCAACGATACTCGCGGTTTTAATCTAGTAGACACCAATGCATCAGGACCTATTGTGGCTGCTTCTGCACCAACTACACAAAATGACGCAGCCGGCACTGCCCTGGAGCTTGGCGATTTGTGGGTTGATACATCTGACTTAGAAAACTATCCCAAACTTTATCGTTGGGAACAGGTTAGCGGTGTTGAGCAATGGGTAGCAATCGATACCACCGATCAAATCACCAGTAACGGTATTTTGTTTGCTGATGCACGTTGGGCTGGAAATGGCACAACAGATCCAGTGGCAGATCCTTTGCCTAGTATTGTTGATTTGTTGACCAGCAGTTATCTGGACGTGGACGCACCTGATCCTGCACTGTATCCCCAAGGTATGTTGTTGTGGAACACACGCCGTTCAGGTTACAACGTCAAGAGTTTCCAAACAAACTATTTGACAGAAGCCAACTTCCCAGATCAGGCTAGTTATCCAACAGTGACCAGCACTTGGCTCACAGCGTCTGGCAACAAGGCCAATGGCTCAATGTATGCTGGACGTCAAGCACAACGCAAGTTGGTTGTGACTGCAATGAAGTCAGGTATTGATTCTAGCTTGCCAGCACGTGAAGAACAAAATCAATTCAACTTGATTGCTGCTCCTGGATACCCTGAACTTGCACCTAACATGGTTGCACTCAGCAACGAACGTGCTAACACACTGTTTGTTGTGGGCGACACACCCATGCGACTGGGCGCAACAGGCACAGAACTATTGACCTACGCTACAAACAACAGTGGACTTGGGTTACCAACTGAAGATGGACTAACAATTGGCTCAGCATACTCTGCTGTGTTCTATCCCAGCTGTCAGACCACAGACTTGAGTGGAAACCTTGTGGTGGCACCACCAAGCCACATGATGGTACGCACAATTTTACGCAGCGATGCAGTGAGTTACCCATGGTTGGCACCTGCTGGCACACGCCGTGGTGTGATTGACAATGCCAGTGCAATTGGTTACATTCAAGCTACCACCGGCGAGTTTGTACAAATTGCTGTGGGACAAGGTCTACGTGATGTGCTGTATGAAAATAACATCAACCCAATTACTTTTAT